GAGTCTGTAGCATAATCCAGAATGCATACAGATTAAAGTATTTGTCATTGACCCAGACAGGCATCTTTGGATTTTCTTTGGAGATGTGAATTGCCATTGAACCACCACCAAGGAATGGTTCGACATATTCTTTGAAGTTGCTGGGAATGTGTCTGGAAAGAAACCGAGTCGCACGTGATTTCCCTCCAGGATATCTAAGTGGAGTTTTAAAAGATTTTAACAAAACGTTACTCGCCTTTGTAAATTGAATCCAAGTAGTCGGAAAATTGCTCAACACGTTCGAGTCGATTTGGCCAAAGAATGTATTCTTTCTCTGGATCTTTTCGAAGGTTGTTCAGCAAAGGTTGTATAGCATTATACAGTTTATTGAGGCGCTCTTCAACATCACCTGCCTCTTCGACCGATTGTTGTAGATTCTGTACCGATTCAAGTTCTTCTTCGGTTACTGCAGTAAACCCGAAATCAAAAATATCATCTGTCATCTTGTACGCTCATTGTATAGGTCACGCCGTCCAATTCGATCGAGTAGGTGATTTGAATCGAACCATACTCAACCTCAGATTGGAAATTTCTATAACCACTCAAAGAAATAATATTAGAGTTCATTAGGATAACTCGGATAATCGTATTTGGAAAGTTTTCTCATTTTCTCGGTAACAGCATCCCACTCGCTAGGTGACGCATCGTCGATGCTGTTTCTTTCACCAAAGTTCAATTCGATTTGAGAAGAAGAAAAGATATCTGCCTCAGTCAAAAACAATGGTTGTTCTGCCGATTGAGAGGTGATCACACCCTCGTGCTCTTTGTCGTGGATGAATAGTTGAAACAAGGTGTAATGCATAACCTTGATCAAATCTTTTCTCCACTCGTCGGGTGTCTCGCCTTTCTTGCCATAGCGATCCTTGTACTTGTCGACATTACCCAAACAAAAACCAGTACCGTGACCATTAGCAATAATGCTGTCCATTGTTTGCTTTCCATCGGTCACATAATGTTGTTGATACGTCGAATCGATGTAGTTCTTAAACTCTTCGATTAACTCGCCTTCACGATACTTGTAGTTCACTTATTTCTCCTTCACTTCACTTGCTTTTCTTTGCCATCAACATCAGTAACAATCATCTCGCCGGACTCATTGATTTCGATTTTAACAGCATTAAATATATTACCAATAATATCCCAAACATACAACTCACCTTCACGCCTTCCGAGGAACTTTCCGACCCAGAACGCAACAAACAAAAGACCTGTCGCGATTATAGTGTGTGTCATTCCATCCATGTGATTCTCCCCTTTAAGATATTCTTATATTTTTGAGTTTATCTCCCGAAGGCGTCTTGTCAAAAATTGGTATATCATCCTCTGGTTCTACGGTAAGATTCTGTTGTGATTCATCTACATCATACAAAACCATTCGAGATCTATCAACGCCAACCACAAACCTTTTGTGCATCGATGGATCGTTGTAACGGTTCTTTAACTGCTTCACCATAATCTGACCAGACTTTTCGAGTTCCTCGTTTGAAACAAGAGCGAACATAAGATCAGCGGTAGCAGGTAATCCGAACGATTCAGAAGTGTCTTCTAGACCTGGATCGGAGTTAGAGTAACCTGATCGCGTAGTTTGTGTTGCTGACACGATAGGGACATCAAACTCGACCGCCAAACCTCGAAGTTCTTCTGCGATCGCCTTTACATATGTGTATGAGTTTATTGACCCTCCCATGCCTTTCATTCTTGAAGACGCACATATATTTAGGTAATCAATAAACACGATCTCAGGAACGAACTTCTTTTTGAGTTTCAACTCTTCGAAGAGCGCACGGAAGTGGTTGCTGTGCGCGTGACCAGTCGGATACTCTTTGATGATCAACTTTCCGTTGGTCTTTTCGCTGATATTCTTAACCCGATCTTTAAACATATTCTTAGATAGGTTCTCAATCTGATCAATGGGCAGATTGAAAAGATTGGCGTCGATCCGCTCGGCGATACGTTCCTCTGCCATCTCCATCGTAATATAAAGAACATTGCGACCCTGTGCCAATGCGTTACCTGCCATGTGACACATAAACAAAGATTTACCAACGCCCGTTCCTGCCAGCGCGATATTCAATGTTTTGTTTGGCAGACCACCCTTAGTGATGCGATTGAAGTAATCAAGGTCAAACGGAATACGTTCTTCCTGACGGTGATAAAAATCATATCGCTCTTCGACGTTTTCGAGATAGTCGTGACCGACATTCGTATCAAAAGAAATGCTCAATGCTTTCTGGAGTATATCCGGCAATGCGTTCTTAGAAAGATCTGGATGCTTGCCATCGATGATCGTAATCGACTGCATAATTGCGTTGTGCAAGGCTCTGTCTTGGCACCACTTCTCGGTCGTGTCATACAACCACTGCTCGTTCTCTTCAACCTTTTCAAAGACCGATGGTAATAGTTCCATCGCCTCGGAATAACTATTCTCGTTAAATCGATCGCTGTTCTCGACCTCTACCTGTAGAGTGCTGAGACTCGGGAGTTTGTTGTACTTGCCGACAAACTTGGTAATTTCTAGAAAGATTAATTTGTAAACACCCTCGAAATATTCTCGCTTGATAAACGGAATGACCTTCCTCATATAAGTTTCATCGTTGAGAATATTTCGAATAATAACCTGTTCGAGATCAGTCTTCATCGTTTTCCTTAGTCATTAGTGATTCGTTTTCAATCGCAATCTCTAAGACTGATTGTAATATGTCACCTGCAAATATTTGCAACGATTCGTTTTCTGTCGTTGCAGTTTCATTCGGACTCGATATTACTAAAAAATTAAAGTTGAGACAATCGTCAACAGGATTAAAACTGATATTTCCGAAACGCAGTACTGTCTCAACGAATTCGCCGCGCAGGACACGAATATCCCACGCCTGTTCGTTTTCGATCTCATCACAAGGGATTAGTTCGTAATCGATATCTTCCTGAGCGTTGATCATTCGTATTCGACCTCAAACTCTAGTTCAACTTCTGATCGCCGGTCGATTGAATACTGATTACGGACAAAGTCGAGGAATCTCTGATTTTCAAGAAGGTCAGACCAAAACTCTTTTGTCAGAGTTTCTTTTTGACGAACTTTGGACCCGATAACTTCTCCGCTCTCTGTATCAACCAATTGATACCATCCGTTGCTAGGTTTAGTGACAAACCCACCAGCAAGAGCAACATCCAAAAGACCGCTGTAACGCTCAATACCACCATCCCAAGAAACGCTGATAGGAATTTTTGACTTTTCTTTAACATAGCGTGATTTTTCAACGTTGACAATGAAATCATATCCTGTAACCTCTGTGCCTGTTTTGTTTTGTCGGCGACCCAAAATCCAGATATTGTCGGCAGAATAATAGATGCCCGTACCACCCGACACGATATCTTTCGGGAACAAACCGATCTCTTTATATGTATGGTTAATTGCAATTAAAGGAATGTCCAACATCGTCAAGTATGGTGTCGTCATTCGGAACAGACCCTTGAGTGCCTTTGCCCTTGACATATCTGCGACTGCTTTCTCGTTAATCGCGTCTTCAAGTTCTTTCTTCGAAGCAACGTTTCCGATAGAGTCGATGACAATGATTACTTTGTCGCTCTTGTCAAGGTTTTCTAACTGATTGATCAGGTCGAACTTCAATTCTTCCACGTTAGTGACCGGAGCGTGTAAGACCCGATCGGCGTCGATACCAAAGTTGGTGAAGTAAGACTGAGGCGAACCGAACTCGGTATCATAAAAGAGCATGACTGCTTCGGCATGCGCGTCCAGATATGCGCTCGCCATTTTAAGCGCGAATGAAGTTTTGAAGTGCTTGGATGGACCAGCAAGGACTGTCATACCTGAGACAAGTCCACCATCAACCCGACCGGACAACGCCACATTTAGCATTGGAACATCGATCGATGTTACTTCTTTGTCTGTGAAAAACTCTGATTCAGTGAGTACTGCTGTGCCCACAACCTTCGAGTTCTTTTTAAGTTTTGCCATTATTGACATATAGTTCTCCTAACCATTTCGGTAAATATATTCGATTGCGCCATCTGCTTCTTTTTCTAGTGGACGATTATCATACCAATTTCCATTATCGGAATCAAATTGTCGACAAAGTTGCGCAACCTCTCTTGCGGTTATTGGGTATCCTTTCTTGATAGCATTTCCTGCGATTGCTACCATTATCTGATACATCTTGTGATACCAACCAGTCCCACCCGAACTGATTGTTTTATACTCCATGGCGAGTTTTTTCGGAAAGAACGGACAATCGTGATAACTCGTCCATGAAACATTCGTGTTGTCCATTTGTGACTTTCGATGCTCGATTACTGCCCGTTGCATTTCTTCCGGAAGTCGGTCGAGGAATGAATTTCCCTCGCGTTCTTTGTAGGGGTGCTTTACGACCAAATAATCAATATCGACAGGATCACCTGCATTACGGAAAATAAAGTTATAAGCACCATCGTAGTTTGCAGGGACGTAGTACATACGGCTAAGGTCTTTAGTTTGTCTGTCTCCGATACTATCGAGTTCGGTATTGAGTGCGTACCAGAATTTTGAGATGTTATCTCGATGTACAGTCTCCACAAGGTTGAATACAAGTCTAAACTTCGGTTTATCCATGGTGCTGCTCGCAGTACTATAGCAAACGAAGTCCCAATGACCAAAGCGCTCAACCAAAATTTCGACGAGTCGATCTGCTGGAATATCGATATCATCGACATCAACTGCTGCCCACTTTCCCCACAACTTAACATTTTTGTTACTCCTCGTTGTTCCTTCTTCGTATATCGCTGGACTAATCAACGGTGCAGTCGCTTTTGTTTCTGATTTCTCAGATAACTTGTACAGCAAAGACACGAACTCATCCCAAGATTCAAAGTTCATGCGCTTGTGCGTTTTGTTGTCGTACCGATTCTTAAAGATAGTCAGCGAGTACATAATTAAATCAATCCGAGTTTCGTTCTATCCACTTATCTACTTTTTGATCCCATTTGTTTTGACTGTAGGACTCCATATCAGATAACTTGTTTTTTCTTCTGGTGCCTCTGACTCGTTTATTGCCTTTACCATAAGTTACAACTTTATTGTTGGTGTAGTTTTCAGTTCTGTTACCACTCATATAAAAAAGTCTTCCAACGTTGCACGTGGTTCTGCCGCCCACCCGACTGCATCGAGGATGGGTTCAAGCGGATCCAAAAATGTCTTAGTAAACATCATATCAAAATCTACATAGGAATTCAAGTTAAACTCCGGTGGCAATCTCAACGGAAAGGCGATGACGTTTTCTTTGATTGGATTCGGTCGGCGGAGATACAAGAACTTGATTTTCTCGCCGTTTTTGATCGTCTCGTATCTCTGTTCCAGGTCAAGGTCTTGAAGACGTTTATTGTAGAGGATAGACGCCCGAACATGCATCGGTGTGCCTTTTGTATAGAGCGTTTCGCGATGCTCGTATTTGGTTAACTGAGAAACACCACGCGGGAATGCGATAGACTCGGGCGGCATTTTCCGGAAATCGGATTTGAAGTCGCGAATAAATTTCTGGACGTCTGACTCCTGACCTTCTACGATAACGCGGAAGATTTCCTTAAACTTATCCCGCACGACCTGCGGTGTCGAAGACTTAATCGCTTCGATGCCCATCATTTTTAATTTCGGTTCAGAATATCTAACTTTCTCTGAATCCCAGACATTCATGATATATCTTTTCTTCGCCATCCAAATGGCACGGTCTGCGATTACCTCTCGCTTCATGACCATTCGGTTTTCATACGAATTAGTTTCGTCGGAGAGTTTCTGGTATCCGTCGGCAATTTTCTTTTCGAAATATTCCTCGCAGATTTTGTCCAGGAATGAGACAGGATCTTTCGGATTAAACTTCTCGACAATCGGTGCCATGTTGATATAAACTGAGTCGGTGTCGATTGCAACAACATAATCCTCATCAGTCCCGAGGAGTTTATTCATCTCGGTATTCACAACTGCCTCAGCACATTTGATTGCGCGTTGCCCCGAGAGAGTTACGCCTTCTGCGAGACTCTGGTTGAAATACCGGAAGTATTTGTTCGCGAGTGCACCATAGAGCGAGTTCATCAAGATCTTGATACCCATCTGGCGGTTGTCTAGCGAGGATATCTCATTCTCGAGTCTCTTGGTTGGCGTTTGTTCGTATTCTTGTTTTTTCGCCAACATCTGCTCTTTGATCATAACACGATCGTCATAAAACTTTCGAATTACTTTCGGGATAATACCCTCTTTATCTTTTCGATAGAAAACGCCATTGGCAGTCTTGGCTCCGTCGTCTGCAATAGTTTCAGGAGACATATTGTATTGGACAATGATGTTCGGATACAGCGAGTTCAGGTCAAACGACACAACCCAGTCATGCGCACCAACAAACGGTTCTTTGACATACCCTCCGATAATCTTACCGGCATCGTGATCGACTGCTGGTTCAGCAGGAATCACAACGTTTTCTTTCAGCAACTCGTTATAGATTACGGTGTCCCATATTTGAGTCGTGCCGAGTGTCGCCCCATAGTTTGTCTTCGCCTGATACGCCATCGTGAGTAGTAGTGAGAACAAACCGAGTTTCTCATCGAACGCCTCGACCAAGTAGACATCCTGGATATTATAGTCAATAAATTTCTGGTGATCTTCGCGATACAGCGTATGAAGGTTGCCGTGTTCTTCATAAGAAAGTTTTTCTTCTCCAAGAACCACATGCGCGATATGATCGAGTTTATACGACTCTTGTCGCCCTAG